CAGAATATGCTTTAGTTATTAGAAAATTTGTAGATCATGGTATTAGTTTTGAAACAACACCTGAATCTGCAATGTCTCTAGAACCTGGACAGTATATAAGATTTTTCTCTGAAATTACTCATAATAATAGATTTGAAAATGGTTATATATCTGCTGAAGGAGTTATACAATCTCAAGGTAATTCAAATCCTATAGGATCTAATATTTTTTATTGGAAAGCATTTGATGAAGATGGGAGTGATTTTGGTAATCCAAGAGAAGCTACTTTAACTGCTACCAATGGGCGAGCGTCAAGTCAGTTTAGAAATTCTGTTTTTACTGTTCAGCAAACAAACACTGCTGATCGTATATATAAAATAGAATCTATAACTTATACAGAAGAGGGTTTTGTTCAGTTAACTGGAACGCATCAACCTTTAGATGCAGATGGTAGATTTAAAGTTTTAAAATATAATCAAAATATATTCTCAGATACTAATTAAATGGCAACTGAAATACCTTTTCCGTCAAATATTAAACCTTCTTCTAGAAATTACACTTCTGGGAAATACCCACAAACAGAATTTGTTGCACAAAATGGTGCAAAAACCATACTTAGATATGGAGATAAGCAGGTAGATGCAAAATTAACATTAAATTTTACAAATATTTTAGACTCAGATGTTTTTAGAATTTTAGAAAATTATAGACAAGTAAATTCTGTATATAACTTTGTAACATTTAATTCTGAGTCAGGGTTAGCAGGTATTGGTGGAGATGGACATACAATGCCAGATGGATCGTTAGGAAATCTTGCTGCATACTTTGATGCTGTTCCTTTAGGGTTAAGATATAGATATGATGGTCCTCCTACCGTTACAAGTGTCAGACCTAATAGGTCAAATGTCCAATGTAAATTTGTCGCTTGCCTCGATGGGGATTAGAATGTACTTAAAATTAAACTAAAACGATGTCTAAGTTTTATTCAGGTCAAGATGGTGTAATGTTGGCAACAAATGCAGATTCAGCACTTCAACATACAGACAAAATTGCAAAGGTTCGTTCTTGGTCTTTTACTATTAATACATCTGTTTTAGAAACTGTATCATTAAGTGATTTTGACAGAACAATAATTCCTGGTATTACAAGCACCACTGGATCTGCAAGTATTTACTATTATGCAGAACCTAGTGCAACTCACAATTCACAATTTTTATCTACGAGAATATTAGATAAAATATTACCAAGATCAGGTAATACTCCAACAAGTTCAGAAAGGCCAAAAGTAAAATTTAGATTAGAAGTAGACGCAAATCATTACATAGACATACAAGGTGTAATAACTTCTTTTGCAATGACAAATTCCGTAGGAGAAGTGATGGCAGCAGATGTATCTTTTGAAGCTGATGGTATTCCTAAAGAAAGTCGTTATTAATGTCTATTTATTTTGGATCGACAGGTTTTATTGAGTTAAAACGTGATGCTTTAAATTCTGAAATATCAACATCTTTAGACCCTGCTGACGTTAATACAACTAAAAAAAGGTTTTCTGTAGAAAAGGTTAATGGATCGTTAATTACAGGAGATCAAATTGAAATAGAAACTGCTGATGGCAGTAATTTAGAATTATTATCTAATCATAGTTTTCCTGATCTGCGTAAATTTATCCATATTGATGATATGGGTGGGATTAGGTTGTACAACACTTTTGCTTCTGCTTTAGCAGGTGAAGTAACAGATGCACTTACATTAACTGCACCATCGTCTACAAAAAACATATTAATACGCACTAGAAACACTAGATTTAGACCTCTTGCAAAGATTACTGAATTTGAAATTACAACAACAAGAGATACGATTGATATTACTAATTTAGGACAGGAGTTTAGAAAACAATATGAAAATGGTCTTATATCAGGGCAGGGAACGATTCAAACAATATGGCAACATAGAAATTTTCAAAATGATACGTCTGATTTTTCAAGTCCAGAATTTCCTGTTTATTTAAGTCAATTATTGGTACGGGTGCAGCAGGGAGCAGATTTTGAAGGGAGATTTTATGTCTACCACGATCCAAGTCAGACTACAAACAGTGTTTGGTATCAATCAATGTGCGTTGTTACAAATGTAGCTATTAATGTACCTGCAAGTGGTTTAGTAGAAGCACGGATAGAATTTGTAACTAACGGTGATATTAGATTACATAACGGAGTGCCTCCTTCATTCTTGTTATTAGAAAGTAGTGATAAGATATTGCAAGAGGATGGAGATGGTATTTTACTTGAAGATCCTTAAATTTAGATTTATGATGTACTTAAAAGCGACTTGACATGGCTGATCTACAGATTACACAATTACCAGAATTAGGTTCAGCCCAACTGCAAGCAACAGATCCTATTGCGGTTGCTGATGTCAGTGCAACAGAAACAAAGAAAATAACTGCAAAAAACCTAGTACAAGGTGCCTTCGGATTAGTAGATAATGCTTCTATACCAGCTACAGCACTTAGTTATCCTCTGTCTGTAGGGCAAATTGTTAATGCAACTTTAGCTGATGATGCCGTTACCAATGTTAAAATTACGGATGCAACCATAACTGGTGCAAAGTTAGCAAATGATACGATCACAGCTACACAGATAGCAGCAAATGCCATAGGTTCAAGTGAGCTTGCCGATAATGCAGTAGATACAGCAGCAATAACAGATTTAAATGTAACGACAGATAAGTTAGCAAATACAGCAGTCACGACTGCAAAAATAGCTAATAGTGCTGTTACTTTTGTTAAAACAAATTTTAGTGATGGTGATATTCCTGGAGCAAAACTTACTGCTGATTCTGTTACTTCTACTCAAATTGCAAACAACGCTGTAACTGCAAATGAATTGGCCGATGATGCCGTAGATACAGCTGCTATTGCAGATGATGCTGTAACAAGTGCAAAAATTGCTTCTGACACAATTACCGCTTTTAACATCGCTGCTAATGCTATCGGAGCATCTGAACTTGATAATAACGCTGTAGATACCGCAGCTATTCAATCTGGTGCGATTAATACAGATAAATTACTTGATTTAAATGTAACTACAGACAAATTAGCTGCTAACGCTGTAACTGCTGCAAAAATTGCTAACGATACTATCACTGCAACACAAATTGCTGCAAATGCAGTTGGTTCTAGTGAATTAGCTGATAATGCTGTTGACACGGCTGCTATAGCTAATTCTGCTGTTACCGATGGTAAAATCTCAGGTGTCTCAGGTACAAAAATAACAGATGGAACTATAACAGCAGCTAAATTAAATACATCAAATATTGACAGGTCGTTAAATGTAGCATCTGGTAATTTAGGAATAAATAATGCAGTAACAGGAGGAGCATCTGCTAGAAATGGTATTACATATAATGCACAAGGATTAATAACAGCTACAGCAGCATTAGTTGCAAGTGATATTCCAGAGGCCACAGCATCAGCAGTTGGTGGTGTAAGCGTTCCAACATCAGGTGGTCTTACAGTTGCCAATACAGGTGCAATATCAATAAATAACAGCATCACTGGTACAACAAGATCAGGAATTACTTTTAATAATCAGGGATTAATTACAGCAACTGCTGCTTTACAAGGATCTGATCTTCCAGTCGCTACTGCCAGTGCTATTGGTGCTATTACAGTTCCAGCAGGTTCTGCTCCTTTAGCTATATCTGGTTCAGGAGTTTTATCTATAGCAACATCAGGAGTTACAGCAGGTACACATACAAAAGTTACTGTTAATAATCAAGGTTTTGTTACTGCTGGAACGACGCTTGCTGCTGGCGACATTCCTGATTTAGCTACAACAAAAATTACAACTGGTACGTTTGGAACAAATTTTTTAGCTAATGACTCTATAACAATGGATAAGTTAGCAAATTTATCTACTGGATTTATACAAGAAGCATCACCTGATATATCTGACTTACCAACTGGTGTTTTTTGGTTGCAAGAATCTACAGGACAGCTAAGAATATTTAACGGCAACAGTTTCTTTTCTGTTGGTTTTGGAAGATTAGCAGAGGAAAACCTTAGATTCTGCGGAACATTTAACGCTAGTAACGGAACAATAGTTACACTCACAGCTTTTGGAACGTCAGCAGGTTTTACCGTAAGCAATGCAATTCCAGCAGGTACAGCAACATTAACTGGTGCTTATTTTGTTTGTGTTACTCCTGGAAACGGCACAGCAGTTGTACCAAGTACTAGCTTCGATGCAGGTGATTGGTGTTTATGTGTAGGACCTGATAATTGGGATAGAATTGATACCTTATCTGGACCTGGTAGTGTATCAAGTCTTAACGACTTGTCAGATGTTACATTATCTAGTCCTACGACTGGTCAGTTATTAGTATTTCAGGCAAGTGGTCAATTTGCTAATGTTTCAGTAATTAGTGGAGGAACTTATTAAATTCATGTATCCTTTAGTTAAGTCAAGGTAAACTATGGCAATTCAAATTAAATTAAAGAATAGTGTTGTACAGGATAGTACTCCAAGTACATCAGATTTACCTGCTGTCGGCGAGATAGCACTTAATGCGAATATAAATAGCATTGGTGGCTT